TTTCCTAATGATTCTGATCTCTTCTACGTCAATCAAACATTTTACACAAACAAAAAACCCTGTGATGTTGATTGCGAGCAGAATCATTAGGAAGAAGTACGTTAACCATATCTCCATATCACACCCCCAACTGATTACCTAACCACCAAAAGAACACAAGCAATCCTGGCCAGAGAAGCCAGAGACACCATTTGAACTTACTCAATAATTCCATCGTTCCAGTTCTCTATACAGTCCCTCACAAAGTAATCGGAGTGGTCTGTCACATCTATCTTCTTCTTCAGCTCATCCTGCTCGTAGCAGTAAACAAACGTCTTTGTGTTCTCTTTCTTACTTACTGCATACCTTGAATACTGTTTTGCATTTGTGAATTTAAGATCCATCAGACCACCTCTTCCATTACACCAAAGCCTTCAGCAACGATCAGTAACACTCCTGCTGCTACAAATAGATTGAGGATCAAGGCTACTCCTGCTGCTATTCTGATTGCACTCTTAGCTAACGACACCTTGAAGTGTCCTTCCATTTCTGTACCTTTCATATCCCTATCCTCCGAATATCACTTTCTATACACTCACTTCCGTATTGAACCTCAATGATTGTCAACGCATCATCCATCTTATTACAAAGTCTGTGCCACTCGAATTGCCTTATTGTCACTACATCTCCTTCACGTAGTATTCTGAGTGACAAAGTCTCAATATCTTCATGCCACGTCTCAAGAACTGCTGTGCCTCGTAGAACAGTCCAAACTTCGGAGCGTTTAGAGTGTCTTTGCATTGAAAGGCGGCTCTTCGGCGAGACAGTGAGAATTTTTGTCTTGATGTGAGTTATACCGAAAGGGAAGGTATCTTCCTTATGGATAGAATCAGAGACGACTCTATACTCTCCCCAAGGCCTCTTCACTGTTTGATTCATTGATAACTTTCCAATTACTATAGACAACTCTGATCCAGTTGACTCCATACACAAAACACAAAACGACAATACCATACTGACCGTTGATAAGAGTCGTCGTAAGCCAGAATGGCTCTCCTATCAGACCAACAATGCCAGCATACATCCTTATCTTAGGATCTTGACTAGCAAGTAAGTAAAGCGAAGTGAAACCACATATCGTAATGACTACCTGACAAAAGATATCAAGCACTGAGCTTTTCCTTCAGCTTCATCTTGAAATTGTAGTCGACTTCATACTTCTCTTTCAATGCATCCATAATACCATACTCATCAAACGCTTCAGCAATTCCTTGCTTGACTGGATCTGACGTCTGATTGACGTGAGTAGCTTTGAACGGTCCTTCGACAAACCTTGCAAGAAAGTTTGGCAATACTTCTACATCTACTGGAGTACACGTCTCTACAATCTTATCTGCTATCTCTGGAAACTCACTTGCATAACAAATAGACATATACGTTCCGTTCATCGCTTTGAAGTCTTGATTGCAGAAGACATCAAGTCCACCTATTGCTTTGATAGAATCATAGACTTTCTGTTTGACTTCATCCTTATCACCATCTAAGATAGGTTTGAAATGCGATGTCCTTACTTCATATGAGAAAGCAGACACCCATACATCTTCAAAGTCTCTGTATGTGATGAACTTATCGAAATCATCGAACTGCGGACGAAACGAATGAATCGACTGATACTCATGATCTGTGTAATCGTAGTCAGGCATTCGAAACGAAATCTCAAACGAGTTCTCAGACTCTTCCATAACATTGGTGATCGTACTTGATCCATGTTTGTTAAGTGCCATTAGAACTACCTTCTTATCACAGTCAAAGTATTGGTCAAGCAGACCATCTTGAATCTTGTTATACGTTGCTGCCATTATATCACTCCGTCTCCTGTTCCTTTTAAGATAAAGTTATTGACACTAACCAAAGCCTGACCTCGTGTCGTGTTATAGTTTTTAAGTTTATAAAGGACTGACTCGTTAGGAACCCTTGCTTCCTCAATGAACTTGATACACAGTATCTTGAACTGAGTGTCAGTCAATGACTCATCCTCGTAAAGCTCAAAGAGCTTCTCAAGGTGATTGTTATTCAGTTTCGCATTCTTCATCATGGATTCCTTTGTCAATCATATTTTTAGCTTCGAGGATATCTTCCTTGAGAAGTTCAAAGCAAATCTCTTTCAACCGCTCCTGATTATTATCAACAGCTTTCAGATACCCTTCCATCGATGTAACAATTCCAGCAAGCTGGCATCGAGCGTCGACCAGCTTGAAGTAAATATTATTGTAATCAGTCACTCTGTTCACCATTCATCCCCAATCTTTAAAGTTATTTGCTTTCTCGTTATCAAGATAGCCTTGCATGTAGGCTTTGTAGATATTCGATTCTTTCTGATCCTCTGGAATCTCTGCACGTTCTGATGAGCCTGTAGCTCCTCTGTAGTAGTGTGGAGTCTCTAAACGACCATAATAGCTATCAGCTCCACCTCTATCATAAGGACCACCATGACGTTTGTAGTCAGGATGCTTTGGATCAGCTTCTTCTAAGTACCAAATCATATTTTTGTCTCCTCAAAAGTAGCCATTACGCAACCTCAACATAGGCTACGATGGTTTCGAGCTTCTTACAAAGCTCACGACCGTAGTCGGTAAACAGAATACCGTAACTCCAAACAAAATGCTCAACATCCTGACTATCATAAAACCTTTCGTCCTCGGCCAACCAACGAAGAGCAGTCTCCTCGTCTTTAGCACCGAGCTCAATCGTGCGGGCGACCAGAGCCTTAAACTCCTCCACTGCAAAAGCCTCAGCTTCTTTTTCTTCCTCGATAGCAATAGCTGCCTGGTTAGACCAATAGTCGCACTCTGCCTCAAGTTCAGCAAAGGTCATACCGCTAACGTCCACACGGAAACGGAAACCCTGAGCTTCCTTAGACGCATCTGAGATGTAGCCATACAGGTCATCTACATAGACCTGTGCTGCTACTTCAGCAGTAGCGTAACGACCGGCATCAACGCCCATTGCAATAACGGTGTAGCCAAGTTGGTCTTTAGTGAATGCTGTCATGATTAATTTCCTCAGTTATTTAATCAGTATAGGTATTATCGAATAGGTAAATCATAATGTCAACGGGCCTAAACCCTTGAAAAATAAAGAAAGGTGAAAATAATTATTTCTCGTCAGAATTCAAGGGGTTATAGTGAGGCGTAGACCCTTGATTTAAATGAGGTTTCTTAATTTGTTCGAAATAATTTTGTTTCATCTGGCGACGACGAGCATTTGAGACAGCATTCTGTCTTTGTCTAACGAGGTTACGCGTACGGTTGATCATCAATTTCTACCTCGGATTCAGTTACAATTACTACTCTAGCACCACAGCTTAGAACTGGTTTACCGTTCCCGCCATAGATCACTTTGCTTGGACCGTTTATCCTTACGGAGTGACCGTATGTATTCTTTCTTCCCTCCTTTACGGTTATGACTGGATCGTTCGTCCCATTCTTTTTGTTTGCTCGTATCTTGTGCTGGTTTATGTGTATGTATTTCTTTGTCATAATGACTCCAGAACAGCTGATCAAATCTCTTCTTGTTCATCTTTTGTTTCTTCTAACCCTGCCTTGTAATCTTCTATCTGTTTTTTTGTAAGTTTCAACCCTTGTTTAATGACTGCATCAATGCTTGACAGACCAAGATACTCCATTTTATCCAAATTGATTCTTACGTGTTTGTGAAAAGGATTGGGTCTCCTCTTGAGACCTCTATCGTATACAAGCTCTCTGTCAGTAATCCAATCGAGAAGCATCTCTTCGTTGGAATCGTACTTAAACTTTCTACGATATCTTTCAACCACCTTCCAGTTTATCTTGGAAGCTGCGACTGCTCTTTGTACTTCCATTATAATTCTTCAAGATCAAAGCCTACTTTGATCAGCTTTGTCTCGACTTCCTTCATACCCAACAACGCTCGGGCTTCGTCTCTCACCTCAGCGGTAACAGCATGGCCGTACTTCTCAGGATCGAGTAAACTTTTCAAGAAACTTTCTACTTCAAAATTCATCGACCTTGACCTCTATACTTTTTGTACGCTCTTTTTCTTGTCTTGTTCATTGAAGACGTTTTTACGTTGCCTCTACCAATACAAGTTTTCTTGTTATTTGGTTGAACTATAGACATTCCTATTGACACTTTCTTAGCCATTTTTTTCCTCTACAAGAAATCTAACATAAAGACCCTCTTCTTTACCATACGCTTCTACTTCCCAAGGAGAGTCGTAATAGCTGTCGAGATCTGATCCATCTGACTTCCAGACTTCACCTTTCCACTTACAGCACTTGGAAAGCATACGCAACTCACCTAACAAAAACTGTTTAAGGTGAACAGCTTCGTGAGCTAGTGTCTGCAAAGGACTAACTGGTCCACCTGGAGATATAATTATCTCAAACGACTTTGGATTACGCACACCAAAGTCATGTTGACAACATCCCCTGTCTTCCGACTTACGTAAGAAGATACTCGCTTCGACGTCTTTTAGGTCATCGTCAGTCAGTCCGAGCTTACTCAAATAAAAGCGGAGAGCTCTTTCATAACGAGGTCGCTTCTCCTTACGAAACCTGTTTGTAAACTTAACTATCATAATAACTCCTAAATCTCCTAAATAGACATATACCTTCAGGGATCTCGTTCATAAAGTCAACAGTCAATATTTTCCCTTCAATATCAGTGAGCTATGTACTATCTATACTATGACAACACCGAAAAACAGCTGATTATAGCGTCTGAGAAGCGAAATAAGCGTGGTTTGGAGCTTCTCGAGACCAATCAGAACATCGAGTCTATTTTCGTCCGTACAGACGCTTATAAGAAGATCTACAAGTGCGATGTTCTTAACGAGTGTGAAGTCGACAAACGAGTCGTCAACCGCATCAGAAAAAAGAATGTTAAGTTTAGGCATACGGAAGAAACTAAGCAAAGAATATCTAAAAACGTCTCTGGTAAGGTCAATGGACGTTATGGTGCTGTTGATCCAGAACATATTCGTTTGTCAAAATCTGAAAAGCTCAAGTTCTACTACAAATATAATCTTCATGGTAAGAAGGGTTACGTTGATTCAGAAGAAACCAGAAAGCAAAAATCTGTGAATAATAACAACAAGGGTGGATGGTTTTGGATTCATAATCGCACAACGGGTGAAGAGAAAAGATGTTACGGTGAGATACCAGAAGGATTTAGAAGAGGAAGACTCTTCAATCCATTTTAGTACCCATACCGATTCTTGAACTCATCCCTTGCTTCCATAAACTTTGATATCCATTCGTCTCGCTTCTGTGTGAATATCTGAGGCTCTTCGTTGTCAACTGATATCAATATAACTAAATCTGTTATTGGTTTCTCTGTCAGCTCTTCGAACATTACAGCATAGGCTGCTGTCTGCATGAAATAGTTATCGATCCACTCTAGCTTCTTGGGCTTACGTGACGTCTTGAAGTCAATGATTGATAATTTACCGTTCCATTCTGCTATACAGTCAACAGTACCAGCTACTTTGAGATAGTGTGAATAGAGTGGACACTCTTGCATCACAACATTGTTGATACTTGAGTCGATGATAGTTTTTATACTGTTGAACGAATCAACATTGACAGGCATCTGTCCTTTTGTATAATCTTCTACATTGTTAATGTAGTCCTCACACAACTTATGAACAGCAGTACCTCTAACTGATGCTTGCGTAGTTATCTTGGTAGCCTGTTCTTTACCTACTCTCTTCCTCCATTGGATTATCTTTTCTTTCGCAAAGATACCAGCAACAGTAGTAACGGAAGGGTACTTATTACCATCTGGTGTAAGATAGTACCGCTTTCCGTTCTCTGTTACTCTTGTAAGTTTAGGTATGTTATGGGGATTGTAGTGGGTGAATTTCATTGTATTTTTCTTTAGCTATGATATAATCCTTCACAAGACTTGATCTCACGATGTCATCAAAATCGAATTCAACATTGTCAAAGTAGTACATGTCGCTAATGATTGACATAAACTCCTTAATTCCTGACTTTTCGTGAGGTTTGTTGAGATCTGTTTGTCTGAAGTCACCACAGAACATTATTCTTGTGTTTACTCCAACTCTAGTAATTATACTATCAAGTTCATGAAATGTCATGTTCTGACATTCGTCAACTATAACAACTGCATCGTCTAAAGTTGTTCCTCTTATGTATGATGTGGAAATAAATTCAATGATTCCTTTGCCCTTGAGGACATCATATGCATCTCCTCTATTAGCTATCTCGGAACATATAGTTTTGTATGGTTGTTCGTATACTGCTGTCTTTTCTGATTCTTTGCCTGGTAGGAAACCCATGTCTCTTGTTGGAACTACTGATCTGACAATAACCACTTTCTCTTTTCTGTCTCCCTTGCTCATTACATCCTCAAGAGCAAGGTATAATGAAAGGAAAGTTTTACCTGTACCGGCAACACCATGTAGAAGTATATTGCTACCGTTGTCATAAGATGCAAACACTTTATGCTGGTTTGCAGTCATTGGTTTTATGTCATGCAATTCTAACAATTGTTTTTTAGCCTGGTTTCTCCTTTTTCTCTTTCTATTATATTTAAATATGTCTTTGTCATTTTTGGCATTATAATAATCTTCAAGATATTCGACAGCAAGATTACTCATTTTTGTCTCCTATGGACTACCAGTGTGCGCCCTCCATTTCTTAATGATATCCCTGTTCTTTGATTGCTTAATTGACTTAGACCCATATCTATCAGCAAGATTGCTATTAGGATGGGCTTCAGCTATGCGAGCAAGGTTTTCATTCCAGCCATCATCGTTTTTTGGACCACTAGAATATTTTGTAGCCACCAATACAGGTGCCTCCATTATTAGTGTTTCAATGTGAGGATTGGCTTCTAGGAAGGCAGATCTTTCTGATATGGAACAAAGTTCGTCCCATACTTCATCAGTTTCTTTGTTATGAAATGTGTAGGTTGGCATAATTCTCCTTATACACCACTTCTATTTAGGTAATCCATGAGTTCATCGATAAACATTCCACGAATATTTGGTGTTGTAAATCTGTGTATTTGTAAGTTTTCAACTCGTGGTAGTAGAAGCCTATACTGAGCTACATGATTCTTCTTTGCAAACCAGTCAAGATACTTGGCTCTTCTGAGACCATCTTGAAATGACGTTTTTGTCTCAGGTCCGTAAGCGTTTGTACCTTCGTAAATATTACTTGTGCTAAGATCGTTCAAAATTATAAAGTCAAATCCCAGACAGATGATCTCTCTATGACCGTGACGCAGAGCTTCGACCATAGCATTCATTCCAGCATTTGATCTCAATCTCGTAAAAGGATTGAACTCAGGATGCTCCCACTGCTCTTCAAACTCAGGATGAATAAACTTTTCCGATGGAAAGTCACTGGCTTCAATTTCTTCAGTTATCTTGTCATCAATAGCAACAAGATAGTCAGGCTCAAAGTCTCTGTAGAGAGCATTACAACCATAGATCTTGCCATACCGTCTCAGTTGCTCAAGATCGAAGCCTTCGCGTGACTTTCCGTTTCCAATTACAAATGCTCTACTCATGACCAGCCTTTCGTTTCTTCTGGGAAAGCCTCCGTAACAAGTTTCTTAGTAACAGACTTAAACGGCAACTTTTTAGACTTAGCTGCTATTAAAAGTTTTGCATCTAGAGGATCGACAGCTTCAAGGAGCTCAATGAACATTGTCTCACGTCTCAGAGGTTTCATTGCATTGCCTTGAGGCGTGTTAACAAAGTACTGAAGACGACGTGCATCAGCTTTTAGCACGTGTTGAAGGTCTGCCTCCTTTGGTGAGGCATTGTATGGAGGATTACCTTCTGGAAGTAACCACTGCCATGCTTTATCGTATGCAAGCTCCATAACGATCTTCAGTGCTTGTGATTCTTTCGAATACTGTTGTAGTAACGAAACTTTCTTTGCTTTAGTTTTCTCCTTGTCTACAGCTTCTAACATTTCATAGACACTCATGTTAAAACTCATTTATGTTCTCCATTAAGTTGTTCAACTTATTTTGTACGAAGTAGTTAAATAACTTGCTTCTGTCATTGGTATTATAATCAACAAACGTACGTTCAATTTTATTTCGTAGCTCGCTTGGGATCATTTTGAGATCAACAAGCTGTCTGTTTCTCAACCAGTTACGCTTGTGTTCGTCTTCTCTAAAGAGATCACTTTCTTCAACATGATCGACATCGACTCTTGCAAGCTCTGCTATCATATTCCTACGGATAGGCTTCTGACGTCCGCCATTGACAAACACGCTATCAGCTGACATTATGTTGGGTATACCATCACTGCGGTCACCTTTAATGATATGCTCTCTTAAATATAGCTTTGGATTTTCATGTCGTACAAACTTCTTGAGTACAGGACTATACTGTTCAACATTATTATATACATGAAGCTGCACAAAATCTTTATCACTCGAAAGGATTAATATTTTCTCCTCACGCTCGTAACCAACGATGGTACCAATAATATCATCAGCCTCTGCACCTTCAATTATCATTGTACGGTAAGGAAAGACATCAATAAGCTCTTGTCTGACTTTGTCGAGGACAGTAAACATAGTGCTCCAATCGACACCAGAGGCCTGCCTATCTTTCTTTCGGCCAGCTTTGTAGTACGGAAAAACCTCTTTACGCCAGTACCGTTTACTATCACAGCATATCACAAGCTCACCGTAGTCCTCGTGAAACTTGTTACGATAGTATCTTAGCGCGTTGAGAATCATATGGCGTAATATTCCCTCATCAAGAGGGATGTTTGTGTGGTTACCAACTTGCATCATGAAATTGCCAATCACTATTTGATTAAAATCAACGAGTATCATAATATTCTCCAAATGTTATTTCACCTATCAGTATACGTGAAACACACTATGAGGTCAACTCTCAGGCCAGTCCTCCAGTAGTCGTTGGAGATTAGGTTTTATTTGTTGAAGGGGATGATTGAGTCCTGCTGACTGAAGAAGACACGACCGTAGAGCTTCCATAGCAAAGCTAAAATGTTCTATAAACTCATAACCATCTACATCAAATCCTTGCAGCTCAAGGTATGATAGAAGTTCATGTTGACATATCAAAGCAACATCATCTATTTGCGAAGATCTAAATGCTTTGTTTTTCTCATGAGCTTCGAGATTTTTCTTCTTGAGCTCATCAATATCCAATGACGTTACGTTTTCTGGAAATTTATATACGTTTGACATAAAATTATTTATGTCAGGTTCAACACTCCTCATTTTCACCTACCATGCCAACATCACTGTAATATGTGTTTTTATGTCTTTTCATCATACCTTTTTTCTTTCCTTGGTGATGGTAGGCAGGAGCGTAGCAACGAAACGCTACAGGATTATTTCTTTCTGGTCCCCAAAACATATCTAACCAAACACTTGTCTTTAAATATGTTTCCATATTGTTAATGTAATTTTCAGCAGCAAGTTTCTTTGCAAGAGCTTTGTTGTCTCCTTGCCTATATTGTTTGTGAAACATTTCCTTATTTTGCTTCCACTGTTTAATCCACTCTTTAACAGTCCGATGAGACCAATTGTCATCATCAGGCAGAGCCATGACAGCTGGGTGAACATTCTTATAAGCAGGAGGATTGTTCTTTGCACGTTTCTCTCTGGCAGCAGCTAGACGTTCAGCTGCAGCCTGCTTCTGTTCTGGAGTAAGCTGTCTTCTTTTACGCTTTCTTTGCGAGGATGCCACGGATTAGGTTCTCCCATTCTTTTGCTCTTTGATCCCAGCTGTAGAACGAGTCAGCATACATCTTCTGAGCGTGCAACCTTGGAGCTATACTTTCTGGTCTAGATTGTACTATATCAATAGTATGACTCAAAGCATTGGCAAAGACGTTTGCATGCTGTTGGATGTCTTCATGCCATTGATATGTTAAACCAAAGTTGGCTGTTGTTTCAGGTAATGCAGCATACTCTGGACATACAATAGTACAACCAGCACTCATAGCTTCCATGGCAGCTATGCATGACGTCTCCTGCCAAATAGAAGGATAAGCAAATATGTGAGCTTCTTTCAATGCTTCACGCACAACATCGTTAGGTTGGTAACCATGATATGTCATGTTAGGACTTTGCTTGATTCTTTCGAATAATTCCAAATAAGGTTCATCCCTTTGAGGCCAACCATATGCAGCAAATGAAGAATACACATCGAGATGAAAGTTTGTGTGGTGGTTTTCTAGCCACTCAACTACAGGTACAAGTACTTCAAGGCCTCTGTGCGGTGTTGTATGATATATCATGCGAACAGTGCCATCATTTGGTTTGCTCACTGGCTCAAAAGGCTCTATAGCGTTTTTGAATATCATAGATTCTGAATGTGGTACACCCATAGCTAAGTGATAGCTGTTAAACTGCCAATGAGACACAAACACAAGTTTGGCAAATCTCTTGCGCGACTCTTCTTCACGCAAGTGCACTGCTTCCGGGTCATTGAATAGATCATGCAACCAGAGTATAGAAGGACGATGTGTGTCGACATCTCTTACTCTGGAACAGATGATTTGAACTTCGTCTCTGATGTCAGCAGGCAATCTATCGTAGAGACCATGCTTCATCATTTCAGTACCACCCATAGCATCTTTAGACAATTCGTCTACAGTAACGCCTTCGGTGTTCTCACCAAGACTGAAACCTACATCATCAGCTTGAGGTTCAGAGTCTAAAACAGTAAGTTGTGTTGCCATTTGTCACCTATTTTATCTTCGAATAAAAGAAACAACTCTTGCTCCATGTCACGCGCTTCAACTTCCCAAGGTACATCATAAAAGTTATCATCACTAACATCAATAATATCACCATACCAAATATGACGATGAGATGGTCTATATCTTTCTTTTAGTTCACCTTTAACAAATTGCTTTAGGTGTACCATCTCATGAGCTATTGTTTTTATCAACTCAATGCCACTCAAGTTTTTGTTTAGCTCTATTGTGAATTCCCTTGGATTTATGTTATTATCTTCCCAGCTACAGAATCCATGTGCATGGCCAAGATCTTTCACAACGACAGAAAGCTCAAGAATTTCAACCGTGCGACGATGGAGAAGAGTTGTTGCAAAAAAATGAAACGCATCAGAGATAAACTCTCTGTCGCATCTTTTCCTAATACCAGTCAGTTCAAAAAACATAAGACGATTATCCCATGCTTCAGTATCAAAGTCAACTAGAGCAGCTGACGCTGTAACCAACCAGTGTTAATTAACCTTTCAACAAATTGTGGTACTTCTGACTCTCTTAAAGTCAGCGATTGAACATTGGATCCATTTGTTTCGGTTACGGTAGTTACACCACCTTCAAATCCTGTATCAATCTTTTTTGTCTTGTTTGTTTCTGGATGATAGTACTCAGTCATAGGTCTCTCCAGTATGATGCTTCTACTTTTCTTGTCAAATCAGATTTTTTACTTTTTCCTTCGTACTTACGATCGCCTTTCATATGATCCATATACTCTCCGAGCACACTGTTAATAAAAACATGGTCGTAATCCTTACCCCAAGGACTCAAATTAAAGTTAGCAATCTCATGAAAATCTTCAAACGACTTACGCAACGAATCAAACACATAGCTGTCGTGCCACTGAGGCAACCGAAAGACATTGTCTGTGGTGTAAAGTTTCTTCCAACTTTCCATGAAGCTGCTGTTACATTCGTGATTGACGTTGTAGATCACAAAACCACACTCACTGTAATTGTTCTCTCTACCAAGATATGTCAGGTATGCTTCTGGCTTTACTAATGACTCAAGGAATTCGTGGGTGGGGGGTGTATGTGTAAATGTATCTGCATCTAACCATATCACATAATCAGCTAAAGATGTTGTGCAGGCATTGATTATGCTAAACGTCTTATATGAAAACCGTACTGCACCAAGATGAAGCTCTTTAGGATTTTGCTGATCCTTTCTGTCTTTGTTACGATTCACAAACTTTATAAGCTCGGGTTCAAGATGCACCAGATCATATTTTTTGTAATGCAAACTGTTTGGAATAACAAGATTGTCTTCTGTGTATATTCTCAGTTTTACATCCTCAGGCCAGCTGTGTATGTAACTTAGCAACATCTTATGCCCAATGTTGTCATAGTACGACTGGTTCATCGATGTTACTACTTCAAATCTCACTACAATTTTCCTTGCTCACGTAGTTGAGCTCTAATTTTTGTGGCGCTGACATTGTGGATATCATCACCAAGGTCATGTTCTGTGAACGTGTACCCAACACCGCGACCATAACTAATGTCAACAATGTTAGGAACCTTCATTATAACATATTCTTCTTCGTAAGTGAAACCAGCTTCTGCTAACCCAGCTTTGATATTTTCAACCACAGCATCGTAGTCAAAAGGATTGTCATTTTGGTTACCGGTGCGGCCTCCCCCAGCATCTTGCCCAACAACACCACCGACATCGCGAATCATGATTGCTACTTGACCAGTTTCCAGCAGGGCTTTTTTGAAGAGAGCAGTGTGTCCGTCGTGCCATGGTTGCCATCGTCCTAACATTTCAGTAGTTGGTTTCTGCCAATCAAACATTTATTTTCTCCTTGAGCTCACTTGCAAAGTCCTTTATTTCATCATCACTCAAGTGTCTTGTAATTGTATACTCAACTTGTGATGGTTTTTGAAATACTTTATTGGTATCTTCAAATCTTCCTTCTGTTATTGTATCAACCCAGATAGTCATGTCTGCGTCAAAAGCATCCCTGGTTTCCTGAGTTGGACACACGAAGTCGCAAATAACTGTACGACCATGTCCTTTCTCATAGTCAGCAATACTTCTCATACGATTACTTTGACGTTGGCGTCCTTCATCAGAGAAGTCCCAGTCGTTTGCCATCTTTCGCACAGCATCAGCATTGTACCATGCACATTCGAGTTCTGGTTGCAATCTTTCTGCTAACCAAGTTTTACCTGATCCAGGTAGTCCCATAACTAGTATTTTCATTTAATTACTTGTACACCAGCTGACTGGTGCCAGTTCCTCCATATTGGTTTTACTTGTCTGTCATATTTTTCTAACCACTCGTTGAGAGCTTTCCACTCACCTTCTCTCCATGTGGTGTATATTGATATCTGATGATTGTTGTTAACATCCCAACCAGGAAAGTTTACATCACGCCAGTCACATATTTCATCGAACCTAATTATTGTACCTGGTACGATTCTTTCGTTCAACGTCTCTAAGGCATATATTGTAGCAGAGTATATGTCTGGATCCATGTTAATGAAAGAGATGTGACCCTCATGTTCCTCGAGCCACTTAGTTAATGTATCTTGAAAGAGACCCTTGGTCAATGTTACGTTTTCTTTTACTTTAGGTAATCCAGAGTCACCATCCATGTCTACTTTTGAAATTTGGAAACGTGACATATCTACTTTCTTGCCACCTGTTTCCCATATTTCTTTCACGCCTTCAAAGGTATCAAACCCATAGAAATGATATTTTGGATACTTCGAAGCCATGTAGTTGATACTTCTGCCAAACCAAACACCCAACTCAATAAAATGTCCATAAGCATTGCATATCGGAAGACAAAAATCAAACTCCTTATCTTTAGCATCTACAGGATAGAAACCATCGTTTATAACGTGAATATCACGAAATTCTTCAATATTCATAGTTGCTCTTTTATATGACGCCAGGCTTCGCCTGATTTAATTTCATCTCTGGACCACTGAGCCCAAGAAAGATTGTACAGCCATTGTTCACGATCACTTGAACGAACAAGGTTGTTTATTTGTGAAAGTTTGTTGTTACCAAGCGAGTAGGCAAAGTTACCCGGATCCACAGCTATGGTTGGTATACCTCTAATGACTGAGTCAATTCCAAAACCAGAACTATAAGTTACTGTTGCATAAGCATTATCAATCATGGTAAAGAGATTTTCTCTAGTTCCTCTAACCAGTGAAACTCCTTCAATACGAGTAATGTTTAGAATATTTTCTTTATCGAACTCTCTATCAAGCTGTGGTGTCCTAACAATAATTGGTCTGCTTGTGTACGTACGCAACGTTTGTACCGTCTCTGCTGCCCATTTTGTTATGTCAGTTCCTCTTAATGAAGCATCACCAGGTAATTGAAGAGCAACGACGATGTAGTTTCCTTCTTGAGGGTCTTTCCAAGGCTTTAATTCTACACCCAACTGGTGTTTAATCTTGTTCCATCTGTCAGCTGAATAGTTTTTATTTTGTCTGTAGAATCTACCCGTGTCAGCGAGAAAACCATTCACACCAATACGGTACCAACTGTCTTGAAGAATATCAGTAACAGGACCCCTACCGATGAGCGGTGTTTCAATTACAACAAAAGGCTTGCCAGATGAGACTATTTTATTTTTACACTTATGCCAAGTTGATGGCCTGTCTTTCCAGGAACCAAATATAACAGCAACATCAATATTTGACATATCACTGCCATATGTTGCATACGCATCATTGCCACACTCTGTAATTCCCCAATGCATACTAAACAACAGCTGTTTGAAGATATCGTCATTAGCACTTTCGAGAAAGATTCCCACACTACCCATATTATTGACCTATAATATTGTATTCACCAAACGATTCTTTAGGTATATAGCTCCGCTCATCCACACCAAATGCTTTTGCTTCTTCATACATACTGTACCACACGTCATTAACATCCTTACGCTTGTGTTCTTCTTGAGGACCAACATACCATTCAGGTCGCCAAGGTTGCGTTGCCATGTTTGTATAATGCAACTGCCATATGTCTTTGAGATCTAGATACTCTCCGTCTAAACAATTCCATTTTGGATCTAGATCTTTCACAAGTGCGCTGCCACTGAACTTGTTTATCATCCTGTGATGAGATTCTGGAATCATTTTCATTCTTCGTGAGGGCATTGCATGATGTTCAAAAGCAGCGCAATCGAAAACCATGACACAAAACTCATGACCTCCAAAACGATTGCCTCTCCTTGCAGCTATAGGTTTACCTTCCATATCGATATTGATAAGTTCATTCATATCTTTGAAATTTATCATATCACAATCCGTGTAGATTGCTCTACCTTGGAACCCACACACCTCAGGTATGATCCATCTGAATCCTGAAAAAGGTGTAGACCAGTTTGGTGTTTCCCAATCACCCCATGGAGATGTTTCATCACGCGTTTGTTTCATCCATGTAATGTCTACGGGTACTGATGCGTTCTTTCGAATCGAGTATTCGTAAACCATTTCAGCTTTAGCATCTTCACCGTTTGATGAAGTGCCTATGAATATTTTTATTGGTTCGCTCATCTTGCTTTGATCCTGAATACTAGTGATTTTCTATAGATGTAAGGAACGTTTTTTGGTGCGAGGCCTCTGTGTAATAATCCTCCATCAAAATAGACTAAACGGCCAGGAACAAAATCTATTTCATTAACAACCTCTTTCGTTTCTGGATTCAATAACTGGAAAGGACCACCCCACTTCTTTTCCCACTTGTTGTTTACAAAATACATCAATGTCTTGTCGTTACCATTGAAGACACCATCTCTATGGGGTGTACCGTTCTGACCCATTGGTTGTACATTTAACGATATACTATCAAGACCAACGTTGACACCAACATTACCTCCATCATCGTGCAGTATTCGATTTATTGCATGATTATACAAACCCATTATTTCTCTAGGACATCTGTTGTCAATCTCGTTCTCACCTTTTCTGGTAAACAAGTTTGCTCCAATGAGTTTGTGAGTACCTCGAGAGCCATAAGGATATGTATTTCGGTTAGCTATGTTTGTCAAAACCATAGGTAACCTGTCTGTGAGATCATCAAGTTCTATGATAAACCTATCATCAAAACATTCATCATGTATTTGTAATTGATTAGCAACATCATTATAAATGTTGTCTTCAAATTCAAACTTCTTCATACTATGCTCCGTATCCAAAGTTTTCAAAATCGTCTACGTAACGATTATATATTCTTTGTTTTTGTTCTTTAGTCAGTTCTATTGTGTCAACGGATTTATTATACACGTTGAGCGGTTTGTAATCAACGCCAAGATACTCTGTTATCGGTAACCACTTTTCTTCCAACTCTTCCAGCTTTACTGTTTCAGCTGGATAATGGATGAACGAGCTTTGTGATGCAAAGTGTTCATCTGCATCACTATCTTGAAACATTTCGATCATATCTATAACTTTGTCAACAGGTGTTGGTTTAAGCTCTATGTTGTTATCTGTATAGAAAGGAGGTACGTTGTGTCTTATCTTTGTTGTACCTGCAAACAAATCATTATAGAAACTTTTGAATCTATCATAAGGGTTACGAACAACAGAAAAATGGAACCACGATTCAAACTTTTCCTTTACACATTTCACATCAGGATAAATCGAACCCCCCTTTTCATTTCCTTTATGTATCCACTGTTTGTTACCTTGAAACTCATAACCATGCTCATACGTATACAGTGCATTTTTTACGCTTGTAGAAGCGTTCTTAGGTATACCGTGATACACAACTTGAAGATTGATATATATGCAAGGTGTTTGTCTGTTATATTTCATCACACTTATAACCTTCTTTACGTAACGTATCTATGATCAAACTATCAGGTACCCAAGGACTATCGTTTTCTATAATCAACTTTCCATTTTTTTGTTTGTAGAATTGTTTATGAAAGGTTGCTAAGTCTCTATAATATTGCACAGTTCTCATCTCTCTGTGGTCATCCACTGTCTTGTTGTCTGGATACACATGCACAGGTTGTACATCACTCTCCACAACATTCATACCTGCATGTCTCAGGTAAGTTCCGTAAACAAACTCAGGTTGGAATTTCCAACCTGCTACATCTCGATTAAAAAGTGAAAAGGGAATCCATCTGTGGAAATGAAAGTACCATGTCATAGCAGCATAAGAACCAAATGCAAAACCATCCCATATGTTTATTGGACTTGACTTACCACCCATTTTCCGCGTAACCACGATGTCATTGGAGGTTTGCATTAGATGCAAATAATCTTTCAGTTTACCTTTGTATTCGAAATCATATCTAAGACGAACAACAACATCATAAAACTCTGAGTTTGAATGAACTGGCTCGAATGCCATTGCTGTCATATACTGAATGCGGCCAAGCATGAATATGGGATGATTCTGCTTTGATCTTAGGAGCAAGTTTTCGAAATGCCATAGATCAGGCCTATCATTGCAAAAATAATTGACTTGCTTCAATCCATTGAAGTTTCTGGCTTTTATGATTTTATCTATTTCATGCTGTGGTGTTTTTGTCCAAGTCGAATGATAGGTATCATAATCAAGGCCTTCGAGGAATTGATCTTCATGTTGATTTATAACGGAATCGTATGACCGGGGCTCACCACTGTATACAACTGCAATTTTCATAATTTATTTTGCTCTATGTGTTTAATCAATTCACTATCAATGTTGTCTACAACATAATCTTTAATATGTGGAAGAATGTCTAGCCTGTCATTCATATATAAATTAAATTCATTAATTTTTTTTGATTTATCATATTTTTGACTGTGCTGAACTTTTTCTGGTATGAAAATATTTTTGTTTTTGAATGTCAAATTGTTTTTTTCTGCTACTTTACAAAGTACACGGTTACAAGATTCGTCTTGTAAAAGGTCAGCAAACCAGACCACATCACAAGACGAATTCTCAATCCACTCTCTGTAAAAAGAGTTCCACTTGTCAACCATCTTAACTACACTTACATGCCTTCCTTTATAAAGGAACGACAATCCGTTGGGTTCTTGTCCATTAACATCCCACCACTTCCACATATCAGCATTGAATCTTAAACACGAATTCATCCATTTTACTGGATGTCTAGCTATCAACAGACAAAAATCCTTTCCCTTCATGTACTTTGGATGATATGTTTGATGCTTCCATCCCATTTTTCTTCTATCTTTTTCAATATAGTCACACTCTTCAAAGTTGTCAACAATTAGTCGTTGAAGAAAATTTGAACCAGATCGATGAGCACAATATACAGTGAATTTATTCAAAACTGAATGCTACCTCATCATAAAGGTCCGGATGATTTTTCTTTAAATCACTCTTGTAAAAATCAAACGTGCCTTTTTGCTTATCCTTCAACGAATTAGTTTCAATAGGATTAGATCTGTTGTACCACTCAGTTTGATTTACCTGTAAGCCAAGAAAATCTCTGTCAAACTTCATAGGTAACGCAGCTATCTCTTCAAGAAACCAACCCAATGTACGTTCTGCTTTTAACGTGTCTCTATGGTATTCAAAATAAGAAGGAAGCCAATTTGAAAACTGATAATACTCAAGCATAACTGGGTAAGAACTTGCGGCAAAACCGTCATATATCATTCTTGTATTCTTCCATATGTCCCAGGGAGCGCTACCACCGATATCTTCAGACACAAGCAACTTTGTTTTGTCAAGCATAGGAACAACACTTCTAAGATATTTGGTATCATATCTAGATCTCACAACAAAGTCGTATTCATCATGGGCAACAGCAATAAAACTAAACTTAGCCATTGTCTCTATTCTGGAAAGATTCCACACTGGGACAGGTGCCCAGTTTTTTATATGAAACTGATTGTAAAAACCTCTTTTTATGACTTGCTTTTCAAACTCACTGTTTATTGCAAGATCATCGTTGGTTATGGTATTCACATAAACAAGATTAGTTTTTTCCCTCAACAGTTCTACATTATTTCTGTCTTCATAATCCCATACAGTTGCGTAAACATCAACATCACAATCTGGAAATGCTGTTTCTAGTGTGTCGATGCAATGCTTCATGGCGCGCATTTGACCTGATAAACACAACGCTATTTTCATTCTAATATTATTCCTACTGTTTTTCGTCTACTTGGTATACAGAGCCTTGTCCATGTTCTATCGTCCCATGGAAGTTTACATTGCTTTGTGTCAAGGATTTTATTGTAATCGTTCTTTGTGGTATGAATCCAGTTACAATAACCAGGCACAACTTCGTGTCCTTGCTTTTCTAATTCTGCGATCAACACATCTTTGTTTATTCTTACTTTATCAATATACGTTCGAACGTCGTCCCAATTGTCAATAACAGTTTCCATCCATTTTATTGTTGGACCCGTAACCTCATACATGCTTTTTACTTTGGAAAGCAAGTTGATCGTTACTTCGTTGGCAACACCATAACCAAATCTGAGACCAGCTGCGCCAACTGCTTTAGAGAATGTTCTTGTCACAATTACATTTTTATATTGTGTATAATTTTCTATCCACGAAGGAGTTGCAGAAAATTCTTGATACGCTTCATCAATGAGAACTATACATCCACATGACCGTGCTTTCTTTATCAGCCTTTTGATGTCATCTGTGTAAAATATATCACCTATTGGACTACATGGATTACTAAAAACTACAAGCGATGTATTATGATCAATCAGATCAACCATCTGATCGACATCTACCCTTTTATTAGTATAACCAGCTGCTCTCACTTCAGCATTCATAACTGATGCATAAACTTTATACATGGGAAAGCAGGGATCAGTTGTAACAATATTTGTACCTTCGAGCACAAAGCATTCAAACACATTTTTTATGATTTGATCGGATCCGTGGCCTATCGTCAAATGATTAGCTGGTACACCTGTAAATTTACTCAACACATGCAATGCATAATCAACGTCAGGATAGTACCTTATATCGGTATCACACAACGAATCGATAAATTTCTTATACATTAATTCACCAAACGAAGAGTCTCGTTCAGCTGATGCTAGTCTTATAGAACCAGGAGCAGGATAAGATCCTCTCATCCTTTCTACGTCATTTAGATGCTTCCGAAACTTCATTATGTACTTCCAATAGTTGGAGTAAAGGTGCCAGTTCTTTGTATGAACACCTTTCACAGTGGGATGTTGGACAATTAGTCTCACATGATTGTCGTATGGCCGTGTATCTTTGTGACGACCTTATATCATCTATGTTTTGCTCAAAAAGATTACCAAAACCTTTCTCGGCTGTGTTGAGCGCACACATAAGAACTCTACCGTCTACAGTCGTGTACAAACCTTCTTGTGGCCAGAAACATTTATCAAAATTCCACTCTGACTTTCCTTTTATGTTATCTTTCCAATTTATTTTAAGATAATCGATCTGCTCCTGTGAATATCCTCCAGGCATTGACTTATCCGGAGACCAATCTTGAGCAATGTTGAGTCTCAGCTCTTCAAGTTCATAAGGAACGACAATCTCATCATATATTGTTTGGATGTCTTGAACATTGTCAGGATTCACAACATAGTTACAAGTCGCCCTACAACCATGTCGATCTCTATTTTTAAAATCATCTAAAAACTTTATTAACTTGGGCCACTTAGCAGGCGAGCGATCTCTTTCATAGCTTTCCTTATAACCATCGATGCTAAAGTAAACAAGATCGATATGCTTAAACGCCTCTTCTATTCTGTCCGTAAACTTATACTGACAGTTAGTCGCAACAATCAAAAAAGCCTCAGGAAACTAT